AGAGATTCTGGAGCATGATGATATAGAGCATGTAAAGATCATGTCTAAGGATGGTATCATAGGCCGCTCCCCTATCACGGTATGTATGGAGGCATTCGGCATGATGCTGGCAGCACAGGAGTATGGAGCTACCTTCTATGCGAATGGTGCCCATCTGTCAGGCATACTCAGTACTGCGCTACCTATCAACGAAGGTCAACAAAAGCAAATATTAAACTGGTGGAACGAGAGAAACAAATCCCAAAAAGGCGGCACCGCTGTACTAGGGTCCGATATGAAGTACTCCAGGATCAGCGCTACACCTGCAGAGGCCAATCTGATCGAGGTCTTCGGGCTATCAGATCGTCAAATAAATCAAATATTCCGCATCCCTGGCCACCTCAATGGTGACTTATCCCGATCTACAAATAACAACATAGAGCAGCAGTCTCATGACTTCCTTACCCATACACTCAGACCAATCCTAAAGGCCATCGAGAACGAAAAGAATCGCAAATACTGGCGCACAGAGGCCAACCAGGAAAAATATTTTGTGGATTTCAATATTGACGCGCTACTGAGAGCCAATACTGAGGCCCGCGCAGCATTCTACAATACTATGGTCACCCTCGGTATTTTCTCAATCAACGAAGTCCGCAGCCTCGAAAATATGAACAAAGTAGAAGGAGGGGATACCCACCGAGTACAACTCAATATGGTAGACCTCAATCAATCCAATATACCATCACCATCTAACACACCCACACCCGATAATGGAAAGAAATAATAACCCAACTACGCAGGATCACATAGAGAAGCGCTCCTTTAGAAGTGATCTGGCCCCCCAATCAGGGAGTGATCAGGGCGGCAGCACCGTCAAAGGCTATGCCGCTCTTTTTAATACCCGTACAGAGCTATGGAAAGGGTATTTTGAAGAGATAGCCCAGGGAGCATTTGCAGAGGCCATACCTACCAGCGATGTACGAGCCCTGTATAATCATAACAGCTCCCAACTACTGGGACGCACCAAGTCCGGCACCCTGACCATCAGCGAAGATGCGCGCGGACTAGCTTTTGAGTGCAAACTGCCTGAGAGCCGCACCGATATCATAGAGCTCATCAATCGCGGTGACCTGGATCAGTGCTCTTTCGCTTTCACTATCAAAGAGGAGATGTGGACCGATCTAGGACAGGGCAATGAGCTCCGTACCATCCTAAAAGTGGGTAAAATCTACGATGTCACCCTCGCTACCTACCCGGCATACGAAGATGCCACCTTCACGCTGTCCAGAAGCTCCGAAAACGCTATACAGGAGCGTGAAAACCTAAAAAAAGAGCGCGAAAAGGTACCTGAAACGCCAATATCTACACGGCCATACAAGCAAATCGCCCGATTACGGGACCTAAATATCTATTAAAAATATCTCACACACATTTAAAAACACACCCAATCATGTCAACTATTAACACCCTTTTCGAACAAAAAGGAAACATCGTCAAGCAGATGAGAGATTTGACTCTCAAAGCTGACAAGGAAAGCCGCGCACTATCCCCAGAGGAGTCTGTATCTTTTGATAAAATGGATGCCGACCTGGTGGCTATCGATGGCACACTAGAGCGTATGGAGAGAGCCAAAAAGCTCGACACTATAGAGGCTCCTGTACTTGAGAAGCAAGATACCGCACCATCTATTGAGGTAGCTACGCGCAAAGCATGGCAGGATTACCTGGTTAGGGGTGAGCGTACATCAGAAAAATCATTGGCTTTGATCGAAAAAAGAGGCACAGCAGAGCAAGTAGTAGGTACCGCTGGTTTAGGCGGGTATACAGTACCCACTTTATTATCTAATCAGCTTATCGAAGCGATGAAAGCCTATGGAGGTGTACTTAGTTTGGTCAATATCGTAGATTCTCCTACCGGGGCTACTTATACCATGCCTAAGATCGACACTACAGCACAGACCGGCGCCTTGATCACGGAGACTACTGCAGATAGTGTACAAGATCTGGCATTCACTACAGTGAGCCTTGGAGCTTATATGTTTACTTCCAACATTGTTAAAATGTCCTGGGAGTTTTTGCAGGATAATATAGTGGGAGCAGAGGCCCGACTTTATGATATCCTTGCGAAGCGAATAGGCAGATCATTGGCAGCCTATTTCACCACTGGAACCGGATCAGCTCAGCCAGAGGGTTTCGTAGTAGGTGCAGGCGCCGCAGCAGTGACTACAGCAGGAGCTACATCAGTCACTTATGCAGAGATAGTAGATTTTATCTATTCTCTCAATGACGCATATAAACCAAATGCCAGATTGATGTTTAACAACACCACTTTAAAGGCTTTGAGAAAGTTCGTTGATTCTACCGGCAGACCTTTGTATGATTTTGATGCCCGCAGCGCTTTCCCTGATACTATCAATGGCATCCCATTTACTATAGTACACGAAATGGCCGACTATGGCACCGCTACCAACAAATTTATGGCTTACGGTGACCTTAAACAGGCATTCTATGTGCGTAGGGTCATGGGCGACACCTTAACTGTATTTAGAGAGAAATATGGAGATCAGAGGCTCAATGGATACATGCTCAATTCCCGATGGGATTCAGCAGTCATCGAAGCTCCTGCAGTAAAAATCATGGCCCATCATGCCTAAAATTATTATGCTGACGCCAATAGTCGGCACTAACTTCTCAGCCAGCCTGGGGGATCTCGTCGAGTTCTCCCAGGATGATGCTGACAGATTAGTAGCATCTGGCCAGGCAGAGTATCCCTCCAAGGATACAAAGCCCAAGCCAGCGCCATTAATCGAGAATGCCACATTGGATGTGCCTACCATTGAAGAAAAAACAGTGTCTAAAAAAGGCAAGTCAAAAGGAGATGTAAATTATAGATAAAACAAAGAAAATAAAATAAGCAAACTATGTCAAGCGTCAAAGTCATCACACCACCTACAGACTACCCGATCACCATCGCAGGTGCCAGGGATTTTCTGCAGGTGGGTGACTCGCTTGATGATCATTTGATCAATTTTTTTCTCGCATCAGCTACAGACTATTGTGAGGGCTATATGCAGCGCGCACTTATGCCCAGGACTATCCTGCAGACGATGGATTCATGGCCCACCGAGGGCTTTTATGTCAGGTGGAATCCAATGCTTACCATCACCCATATCAAGTACTACGATACTGACGAGACACTACAGACACTCGACAGCGCTCTATACCGATACTTTGAGTCAAATGATATCAGCTGTATCAGCCTCAAACCTACAGAGATCTTCCCGGAGGTATTCGACCGACCGGATGCCATCCAGATCACCTATACCGCAGGATATGACCCACTGGGTACGATCCCTGCACCGATCTACAATGCCATCCTACTGGAGACTAGATTCGCCTACGACTTCCGCACCAATGAGAAGATAGATAACTCCCCGTACAGGATCGCCAGCGAGCGACTTATGTACAATCACATTATCTATACATACCGCACCTGATGAGATCGACTAACTATGTACCCAGGAGTATGGACAGGCGTATCACCATTGAGCGTGGCACACCATCCCGCAATAGCAGCGGAGGAGAAGTCCTCACATGGGCCGCACTCGCTACCCGATGGGCAGCAGTCACATTTGAAGCAGGTAGTGAGAATACCAACGCCAAAAAAGAGACAGCCTCCCAGGTCACCGTATTTCGCACCCGATATATCACCGGACTGACTGAGAAAGACCGCATATCCTATGACGGAGCCTATTATGATATCACTCAGATACAGGAGCAGGGCCGCAGACACTACCACACCATATACACCGAATACAGAAGATAATGCTGATAGCCAGAGCCATACAGACCATCCTACAGGCATATGTACCACTGACCGCGCTGGTCAGTGACCGCATATACCATGCCAGGGCTGCACAGCAGGCATCCAAACCGTATATCGTGTATAATGTATCCAATGTGGCACCTATCAATCGACTACCCGGACGCGCATGTGCCGACCAGGTATACACCGAATACCTCGTAGTGAGCACTGATGATGATCAGGTCCTACAAGTAGCTACACAACTCCGCAATGCACTCGACAGAGTAGCACCGGGCACCTATGCAGGCGTCAGCCTGGGCCGTACCATGTTCAATAGCATGGAGGGGCCACAGATCGATGACGAAGATGACACCTTTTTAGTCACCATGTCCTATGACACTATTATCAATAATTGATATGGCAGGATTCACAGCTCAAATAGATACCCGTGATCTGAATATCCTATTAGGTAGGCTGGCAAAGCTCAAAAAAGAGTTTAGCCCAAAAGAGCTGCGTAAGGTATTCCTGCTGGCAGCCCCACCGGTGGTAGCAGCCATTAAAAATGCTGCTCCAGAAGGTAAAACAAAAGCATTAAAAAAGTCTATAGGA